AGCTCCATTAGAACCTCTTCTATCTACTGTTCCGGATATATCATAACTATCACATCCAAAAGCTCCTAAGTGCTCATTACCAGGATATTTAGTGCTATTCTTTAATATCACTTGATTTTGAAGACTTTTAACTGGAATCCAAGAAATAAAAAATCTTCCCTTATTATTAGGCATAAAAATAACTTTAGTATCTTTAATACCATTTTCCCATTGAAAATTTCCTTGAGTAACCGCAGCTTTATTATTTAATTCTTCATTAAAATCTATTTGCTCATATATTTTTACTAAGTTAAATAAACTCTCTTTAGTTTCATCTCTAAAAGCATGTTTCTCGGTTCTTGGAAATTGTCTAAAGAATTCATTTAAACCATCTTGATCACCTTTTAATCCATCTGCTTCATTATCCCAATATTCTATAACACCTATTTTGATAGGAAGTCCATCTATACCAAGTACTTCTTTTTTAGGTGTATCAAATACTGGCATCCCATACATATCCATATAACCTTCATAATTCCATTCCATGGGAATGAATAAAGAATATAATCCAGATCTTGTTTGACCATTTCTATTCCTATTGTTAACATCAGAGTTATAATAAATTTCTTTGAAATTTTGACCTCCTTTATCTAAAGCGTTACTTGTGGACCCCATCATACACTTACCAATAATTTTTCTACCTAATCTTAAACAAGTCTTTGTTACCTTCCAATTATTTTTAATATTATCTGGTCTCTCCCATTTACCACTTTCATCATGAGCTAATAGTTTTAATTTCTCACCATCATAACTATTGTCTCCAGTGTTTTTCCAATCTATAGTTGTATCTAATCCATCTAATTCTTCTAATTTCTCTCCAGAATCTAATTTTTTTCTAGTTAATTTAGAAGCTGGGATTCTATATGCCAATTCGGTTTTAGGACGATCCATACCATCTTGGATGGGTTTGAAGAAGAATGGATAATTAACCGAGATCGGTACAACTTTATCCGTGAACATTTTCTTAGCATCGGCACCTGATTTTGATAATACCCCAAATCTTGAATCACTGGACATTGTGGCTTGATTAACAAGTTCTGACGAAGCCATAAATGAAAATCCTGATCGTCTGTTTTTAAGGTAACACATCCCGTAACATCTGGTATCTGCTTTACATGCTTCCCAGAAGTAAAAGAATAATTTATTGGCTTCTCTATAATCTGCTGCTCCAATGTCAATTTTTGACCACTGTAAGTAAGTGTAATGAGTACCAGTAATATAATTAGGAGTACCATTGTTATAATACCAATACCCTTCTTCTCTTCTATTAAATTCTTCTTCGATATAATCAAACCATTTTTCTTTAAATTCTAGTGGATATTCATCCCATTCAAAAGTGCTTTTAATTCTACTTAGTTCTTTTGGAAAGATTTGTTTTTCCCAATATTGTTCTTCTTTTTTTTCGCTTCTTTTAAACGCTTTGTTAACTGCTGGTAAAGCAATTCTGAGATTTTGAATTTCAATGATTTCTCCAATCTGTCCTGTTTTACTTATAACAATAAAATCATAATCAGAGTTATATCCATACACCCATTTTTTATGACGATTTTGTTTCTTAAGAATCTTAGGATTAACTACATCTTTTAATATCTTGAATAATGTTTGTTGATACTTCATTATTTAGATCTTTTTTCAGGTGAAATAGAATAAGATCTTTTAGGTTTATCATCTTCTTTTGTTTTTCCTTCTAATATCGCTTCTTCTTCTTCCATCCGGTTGAGAATTTCAAAAGCATCAAATATAGCAAGTTTTTTTGTTGCTGCAGCATTTTTAAGTCTATCTGCGGAAACATCATCTGAAGTATCCACAATCGGTTCTTTAGCCACTTTGATAAGTTCCTCAACTGCAATGTGCCCAGCTTGGATTATACTCTTTTTCGTTTCCTTCGTATTCATGTTTTATAACAATATCATTTGATTTCATACAATATAATAATTTTCCATCTATAACAAATTCGAACTCTCCTACTGGTTTAAAAGATACTAACATATCTTTATATATACCTAATTTATTTAAATATAAATTATCATATTTTAATATACCAATATTTGGTTCACGCTTCCTATTATATAGTGGATTAGTATTATGAATAGGTGATACAAAACATCTATTCATAAAACTTAACCATTCTTTATCTTTTTTATATAGATAAATTTGATCAGCAGCGCAGAAATATAAATCTTCTTTAAAATAAGATCTACTATTTTTTTCCTTACCTTTCATGTCATAGAATCTTCTAAATACATTATGATGTATAATAACTCTATCACCTATTTTAATATGTGTTGGAAAAGCTGTGGGAATACCCATAACTATAGCTTCTTTACTAACTGCTTTAAAATCTTCTATTTTAGTATTTAAAACTAATTCTTTATTATTAACCTTTTTTGTATTGTTGTATCTTTTTGCTATAGGTTTAATAATAAAATCATAAACGCTATTCATTATATACTAAGTCGTATTCTACAGAAATAGCCATGTTAGGATTAAACTTTTTCCAAGCTAAGGTTTCATCTCCTTTCTCTATCCACACCATATAAGAATTATCTTCTTTATCATGTAATATACACGATATAGTATGTCCTCCATATACTTCTTGGCCAACTGAATAATGCATTGCATCATTTTTATAATCAGAACCTATACTAATTTTTCTAATATTATTCGACATTTTCTAATACTTTTAAATCTGCCTTTTCTTCTTCTTTATTTTCAGTTTCTATAACAGTATATTCTCCTGTTTCTAGATTTATGTTAATAGCCCCATATTCTTTTTCTAACTCATGTTTAAAAGCATCAACTTCTTTATTTTTTTCTCCAAATTGATGTAATAACCCATGTTTTTGAGCTTCAAAATAACCTACGTTATTTAAGATATTGTTAAGATCTTGTTGTTGTTTTCTAATTGTTTCTAATTGTTCTTCTTTAATTTTCATTTAATTAAATTTATTGTTTGTTTTGTTTTGTTCTAGTTCTGGTCATTTAGACCTGTCTACCTAGTGTAGTTTGATAAGTTTGTATTGCGTTATATAAATCTAAGTGTTCAGTTCCATTAAGACGACTACCTATAACTCCGAAAGCTAATTCTCTATCACTGAACAAATCTGCGGTGCCTGTATCATTACGAGCTCCTAAATAAATATTATAATTTATTAATATCGAAGGAAACATAGCACTAGTATTAGTGGGGAGAAGAGGTAAACCTGCTTTGTAACAGTCTAAAGCGAAAGTAGTTCCTCGGGTGAGTGCAATAAACCCATTCGTCGTAATCAAGGGATTCATTGCGTCGCCCCACCATCTTCCATAAATAAATTTACGTGGAGGTGTGCCAGTAACGCTTGCTGGTCTAATGTACAAGTCAGCAACAATTTCAGTACATCCTATATCTACCCCATCGGTAGCGTTAGCAGTACGAGAATATATCCCTATTGTTCCTGCAGTATAAAATAGCAAGTCTACATTAGGATTGAAATGAGTGTCAGCAAATCCAGTTGTTCCATCAGGCGTCATTCCAGTTGCCGCATGTGTCCATCCACCACCAAAAGTAAGTCTAAAAGAAGTATCAAGATCTTGTGGATCTTTTAAATTATATTTATGAGTGGTTGCAGTTCCTCCTACTACAGGGTATATAGCTTGTAATTTTGTCCATATTCCCCCATTTTTCAAATCTATCACCAAATCGTTTATGGCGCTTTGTTCCGTAGGATCAGTAATCCCAGTTGCTATTATAAATGCTAAAGCATCAGGATCTAATCCACTACCACCTTGCCCAGGTAAGTTTACAATATTTGGTATAGTGTTACTAACTCCTAATTTCATACTAGAATAATACTAAAATATCATCTAATTCAGTTCCTCCAGTTGGATCAGTTGCTACAACTGATAATACTGATACTGGTAAAAAACTTCCTGCTGCAACACCTTTATATTCAACTTCTGTTCCCGCTTCATTTATAACTGTAATATCCATAGCTGCACCTATATATAATGCTGCTCCAGGTCCAGGCGTTTGATGAGGACCAGGATTTCCTACTAAACTAGTAGTATAAGTGTAAGCTGTTTTTTCATTCCAATATGGTACAGTATCAAAGTTATCTGGCATAGGTGTTATAGGATCTCCTAAAGCCCATGCGGGAGCTGCAGTAATTGATGCAACTTGTAATATACAATCTTCATCTGATCCACTTTGAGATACAGTAAGTTGATCACCAACTGTATAATTTATACCTCCATCACCAGCAGCTATAGTAGCACCAGTAACTATACCAGCTCCTACCGCAATTGTAATTTCTGCTCCAGAACCACCACCTGTAATAGCTCTACTATGTACAATTCCGGCAGTGTAATTATTTCCACCATCTACTATTGTTAATGTTGCTATCGTATTTTGTGGATAATCCAAGTCTGATAAAGCTATTGCATCGTGTGCAAATACTCTTGGTTCTTTTAATGTTGTTCCTATTGTACTCATTTTTTATTTTTTATAATGCTAATTTACCTATTTTCTTTAAAACTATCAATACTAATAATAATACTAGTGATATGTATATAAATTCTTTATATTTTTCCCACCATGATAATTCTCTAAATACTGCTTTTTCTACAGGGACTAAAGTCTCTATGTATACAGTATCTCCTAGACATTCTACATCATGATGAATAATTTCTCGTAAAGTGTCGTAATAATACTTCAATACAACACGTTCATTGTTTATAACTGTAGTAGTATCGTGTAATTTTATTATAGTGGTTGTATCATAATTATAGTTTTCTACCACCACTGTATCCCTAACTATTATAGTATCTTTCTGTGATAATTCAGGATGTTTA